CGCACCAACTTGGACAGCAGCTGCCGGTGGCATTACTTTGTCAGACGATACAACTACTGCTGCAACTCGATACCCATTATTTGCAAGCGCAACAAGTGGTTCTGCATCAACAATATATACCAGTTCAACTAAGTACCAATACAACCCATCAACAGGGATTTTGACCGCCACAGGGTTTAGTGGGTCTGGCGCATCTTTAACTGCTCTGAGTGCGTCTAATATTTCGGCAGGCACTCTTGCTGTGGCTTATGGCGGCACGGGTCTTACATCAACGCCTGCAAATGGCGCATTGGATATTGGAAACGGCACGGGATTTACGAGAACGACATTAACAGCAGGTTCTGGTATTTCAATTACAAACGCATCAGGTTCAATTACGATTGCAACGACAGGTGGCGGCGCAACAATTACGGATGATACGACTACTGCCGCAACCCGTTATTTAAACTTTACTGCGGCAACTAGTGGCGCATTAAGCACTATTTATACATCATCCACTAAATTAACTTACAACCCATCAACGGGTGCAATTAGTGCGCCAAGTTTAATTGGCACAACGTCTGTCACAACGCCATTATTGCAATCATCTGCAAGCAACGTAGCAATTACAGCATCAACAGGTATTGTGGATGCTAGTGCAAATACTGGCGCAATTAACAATGCAATTGGCACAACAGCGCAACGACCAGGCACACCAACAAACGGCGCACAAAGATGGAACAGTACATTGTTGGTATTAGAAGTATGGAATGGTTTTTCATGGCAAGCTATTGCAAGTCAAAATTATGCTGCTACTTATTTGGTTGTTGCCGGTGGTGCAGGTGGTGGTTCTGGTAGCACAAACGGCGGCGGTGGTGGCGGTGCGGGTGGTTTAATTTCTAGTACAGCAAATTTAGTTGCTGGTACTGCATACACGATTACTATCGGTGCAGGTGGCGCAGGTGCAGGAACAGGCGGCGCAGCAGGAACAGCAGGTTCAAATTCTTCATTTTCTACTTTTGCAACATCTACCGGTGGTGGCTCTGGCGGCAATTCAACCGGCGGTGCAGGTGGTTCTGGTGGTGGCGGTGGATCAGGTGCAGGTGGTGCTGGCACATCAGGCCAAGGTAATAATGGCGGCAATACTGCCGGTCAAGTATCTGGCGGCGGTGGGGGTGCGGGTGCTGTAGGTGGCAATGGTGTAACTTCGTCTGCCGGTGGTGCAGGTGGGATAGGGCTTCAAAATTCTATCTCTGGCACAGCTACATATTATTCTGGAGGCGGGGGCGCAGGAACATTGAATGGTGCGCCAGGTGCAGGTGGTACAGGTGGTGGGGGTGCGGGTGGATATACAACTGCCGGAACTGCTGGAACGGCTAACCGTGGAGGTGGCGGCGGCGGTGGCGGGGCATGGAACGGCAGCGGAATTCAAATATTTGCCGGTGGCGCAGGTGGCTCTGGTGTTGTTGTTATTTCATATTTAAGTTCTGCTCAACGAGCCACAGGCGGTACAGTTACATCTTATGGATCAGGTGCAACATTAACTTGGGTTCATACCTTTAATAGCAGCGGAACATTTACAGCTTAAAATAATGCAATAAAGGAACATCATGGGTACGATAGTTTTTCAAGCACCATCAGGCGGTCAAACAAATTTAGTCGGATCAGACACAAGTTTGACTCTTGCAATTACTGTGCCTGCAACAAATGGTTTGATGGCAACTTCGGATTCAGCAACTGGCGCACTTCGTGTGCCAAATGGTTCAACTGCACAACGACCAGCATCCCCATCGCTAGGGGATATTCGATGGAATACAACGCTTAATGTTGAGGAAGTTTGGACAGGAATTGTTTGGCAGCCAATTGCATCACAATTGTATGCTGCAAATTATCTTGTTGTTGCCGGTGCAGGTGGTGGTGGTTCTAGTAGTTCAAATGGCGGCGGCGGTGGTGGTGCAGGCGGTTTGTTATCTGGCATAACAAATATTACGTCTGGTGCGACATACACAATCACGGTTGGCGCAGGTGGTGCAGGTGGTGGTACTGGAGGTGCAGCAGGAACAGCGGGTTCAAATTCTTTATTTTCTACTCTTGCAACGGCAATTGGCGGCGGTGGTGGTGGGAATTCAACTGGTGGTTCTGGTGGCTCTGGTGGTGGCGGTGGATCATCAACGGGTGGTGCGGGTACAACAGGCCAAGGAAACGCAGGGGGCAATACTGCTGGTCAAGTATCTGGCGGCGGCGGCGGGGCGGGTGCAGTTGGTGGTAACGGTGTCACTTCGTCTGCCGGTGGTGTGGGCGGCGTAGGATTGCAAAATTCGATCTCTGGTACAGCTGCCTATTATTCGGGGGGTGGTGGTGCAGGCGCATTAAATGGCGCACCAGGGGCAGGCGGTACAGGTGGAGGTGGTATAGGTGGTTACACAAATGCTGGCGCAGCAGGAACGTCAAACACAGGTGGTGGCGGCGGTGGTGGCGGTGCATGGAATGGAAGTGGTGTTCAAATATTTGCAGGCGGTGCAGGTGGTTCTGGTGTTGTAGTAATTTCGTATATAAACGCCACTCAACGAGCCACAGGCGGTACAGTTACATCATACGGTTCTGGGGCAACATTGACTTGGGTGCATACGTTTACAACTTCAGGAACTTTTACAGGTTAATTAAGGGGTTTTAAATGGGATATTTTGCAAAAGTTGTGGACAATAAAGTAACGCAAGTTATTGCTGCTGAACCTGAGTTTTTTAGTACATTTGTGGATTCTTCACCTGGCACTTGGTTGCAAGTTTCGTACAACACCCGTGGCAACGTTCATTATGGTCAAGACGGACAACCATCAGCAGACCAATCAAAAGCCTTGCGTGGTAATTATCCTGGTATTGGCTATCATCACGATCCTATAGCAGATAAATTTTACGCACCACAACCATTTCCATCTTGGGTACTAAGCCCAAAAACTTTTTTATGGGAATCGCCCGTACCAATGCCAACAGATGATAAAACTTATGAATGGGATGAATCATCTAAAACTTGGGTAGAAAAAAATGTCTAATGTTTATTTATCGGCATTTGCCGGTGCAGGTTGGCAATTTTTTAGCAATACTGGGCAACCTTTGGCGGGTGGATTAATTTATACATATGCTGCGGGAACAACTGCGCCAGCTGCAACTTATACATCAAGCGCAGGAAACATTGCCAATACAAACCCAATTGTTTTAGATGCTTATGGTCGAGTGCCAAACGAAATTTGGTTAACAGTTGGTTCTGCATATAAATTTGTTTTGCAAGATTCGTCTTATGTGCAAATTGGCACTTGGGATAACATTTCAGGCACGGTTGGCAGTCAAAACATCGTTACATCATTTAATGGCGGCTCAACTGGGTTAACTCCATCGACTGCATCAATTGGTGCAATTTCTTTAGGCGGCACGTTAAATGTTGCAAATGGTGGAACTGGGTTAAATAGTGTTGGTACATCAGGTCAATTTTTAACTTCAAACGGAACAGGGTTTGTATTTACAAATGCACCTGCTTATAACGCTGTTGGATCATATGCTTTTGCTTATTCTGCAACTTCTTATGCCGCAAATACGTCAGTTGCCGGTTCAGGATTTACCCCAGTATTAACTGGTACTTGGCAAACAATGGGAGGTTCATTGTTGTCGGGTGGTAATTACTATTACTTGTTACAGAGAACAGCATGATTGCTTGGAAAATTTTTGATATTTCAACTGATGGCGAATTGATTGTTGCCGCAAAATATCATGCAATTTTGAAAGAAGATAAAAATATTATTGAAACTGAAGGTAATTGGACATTTTCAGACAAAATATTGAAAACGCCTTTTTCTGAAGTTACAGAAGAAATGGTCATAGATTGGATAAAAAACGAATCTATGCAAAACGGTCAAAATATTATTGAAGCCCAATTGATTAAACAATTGGATGCTTTAAAAAAGCAAAATGTGGCAGTAGCACCGTGGATGCCGCAAATGTTTACATTAAGGATTTGATATGCAACCCATTGATATTATCAGCCGATCATTAAAAGACATAGGCGCACTTGAGGCTGGAGAGAATCCAACTGCTGACGCAGCGCAAGATGCGTTTGATATGCTTAATGATATGGTCGATCAATGGTCGAACGAAGATATGATGGTGTTCTATAAGAACGAAATTGTATTTCCGATTACGCCAGGGCAGACGCAATACACTATCGGCCCAGGCGGTCAGATCGGTGCGGTGATTACTGGATCAATTTCAGGTACGACTTTAACGGTCACGGCAATTAGCCAAGGTGCTGTGTCAATGGGGCAAACATTGTCTGGCACAGGCATTACGGCAGGCACAACCATTGTTGGTTTTTTAACTGGCGCAGGCGGCAATGTTAATGAAACCGGAACATATACAGTCAATATTTCTCAGACGGTAGCATCGACTACTATCAATGCTTACTATCAACGGCCTTTGACAATTGATTCAGCTTTTGTGCGGATCAATACAAATTCCAATGGTCAGCCGGTGGTCAACGGTGGTTTAGATTACCCGATTGCCATATTAAACCTTGAGAATTATGAGTCAATTGGCTTAAAAACAATGAGTGGGCCGTGGCCTAAAGCAATTTATTACCAACCAAGTGAGATTTTAGGAAACATTTATGTGTGGCCTAATCCATCGCAAGGTGAAGTACATATGTTTGCTGATAACTTGTTTAGCCGATTTGTTACCTTGTATGACAATGTTAATTTGCCGCAAGGCTATTCGATGGCTCTAAGGTGGTGTTTAGCTGAACGTTTGATGCCTATGTATGGCAAAGTTAATCAAATACAGATTGCAATGATTAGCGGTTATGCAGCACAAGCTAAAGCAACCATCAAGCGTACAAATATGCGCCCAACTCAATCGGCACGTTATCCTGATGCGTTGCTTGTAGGCCGTCAACGTGATGCCGGTTGGATACTTTCGGGCGGTTTCTTTAGATAAGGATCGGCTATGCCTGATTTTGGTTTTGTTGGCCCATCTTACGAAGCACCTAGTATTTATCAAGACGCACAAGAGTGCATTAATTTCTATCCTGAGATTGATCCGCTAAAGCAGCCTGGTGATCGAGGCGTGGTTGCTCTTTACGGTACGCCTGGGTTAACTAAGTTATTTGAATTTAACAATGCACCAGTTCGAGGGATGCACACGCTCTCTGGCGGTCAATACTGTGTAATTGTTGTTGGAAACATTGTTTATTCAATTGACACTAATAACAGTAGTTTTTTTATTGGAACGTTAACAACATCAACTGGTTACGTTTCTATTACCGATAACGTAATGACGCAACAAGGGTTAACTGCGTACATTGCAGATGGCGTGAATCGTTATTATTGGCAAGTATCACCAAGCGTATTTGTGCAATTAGGCAATGATGACGGGCCGTGGACAGGGGCTAATATTGTTGATGTTGTAGACAATTATATTGTTTACAACCAACCAAATACGCAAAACTGGGCTGTTAGTGACTTAGGTTCACCATTATCAATTAATGCTTATTACGGTACAAAAGATGGCGCACCAGATAATTTGGTTTCTTTGATTGTTGACCATCGACAAGTATTTTTGTTAGGTGAAACAACGTCTGAAGTTTGGGTAGATGTGGGTAACGTGATTACCGGAATTACGTCTTTCCCGTTTCAACGAGTGCCTGGTACGTCATTGCAACACGGCATTGCTGCCCAATTTTCAATTGCTCGATTTGCGGAACAATTTTTGTTTGTTAGTAAAGATGCAAGAGGTCAGGCCATCATTGGTGGCATTATTGGTTATCAATTTGTACGGGTATCAACCCATGCTGTTGAGGCAACTTTAGCTGGGCAATACATTGCGGATGCAATTTCTTATTCGTATCAGATTGAAGGTCACGAATTCTATGTAGTGACATTTCCAACTATTGACATTACATGGGTTTATGATCTTGCATCAAAAATGTGGCACAAATGGTTATCTATTGATGAACAAGGTGTTTATCATCGGCATCGAGGCAATTGCCAAGCCTTTTTTAATGGTGTGAATTTAGTTGGTGATTACGAAAACGGCAAAATTTATGGATTAGATTCTAATAATTTTACGGAAGATGGCAACACAATTAGACGTTTGCGGCGTGCGCCACATTTGACGGTTGATTTGCAACGTATGTATTTTGATGAATTGCAGATACAGTTTCAACCTGGCGTTGGTCTTACTGGATACACTTTTACAAATCAATTTAAAAATCCAACAAGTTTAATTATTGCGCCAACTCAAACATATACGATTGCCCCAACTCAGATTGTCACGATTTGGTATGAATGGAGTATTAACGGTCAAACTGTTGGTAATACGCCACAAGCAATGTTGAGATGGTCAAATGATGGTGGGTCTACTTGGTCAAACGAACATTGGGTAAGCATCGGCAAAATTGGCAAATACAAAAACCGTGCTATTTGGCGTAGGCTTGGCTTTGCAAGGGATCGAGTGTTTGAGGTTTCGGTTTCCGACCCAGTTCGCACAGTTATTGTGTCGGCAAATCTTAAAGCTAGTGTTGGGGATAATTAATGGCACAAACCCCATCATCCAATATTGTTTATCCACAAAGCCCATTTCTTGATCCTCAAACCGGCAGGCCATCAAGAGAATGGATGCTTTGGTTGATGAACCCGTCTTATGTTGGCGTAAACGTTTCTAACATTGTGCCGGTCATTTATGGTGGCACGGGTTTAAGTGCAGTACCGGCTAATGGTCAGCTGCTAATTGGAACAGGTACGGGATATGCTTTAAATGGTTTGACTGCTGGTACTGGGATTAATGTTAATTCTACATCTGGCGCAATTACGGTTAGTTTGGCAAATACTACGGTTAACGCAGGATCATATGGATCAGGCTCTCAAATTCCGGTGTTTTCTGTTAATGCTAAAGGACAAATAACAAGCGTAGTTAATACATCTATAACTGCGCCTGCATCTAGCATTACAGGCGTACTAGGGGTTGCTAATGGCGGCTCTGGGGCATCTACGTTAACAGGGTATCTAAAAGGTAATGGCACATCAGCCTTTACAGCATCTGCAAGTATTCCAAATACTGATGTTTCAGGGTTAGGAACAATGTCCACGCAAAACATTGGCGCAACAGGTACATTTTTGTCAGGCGATACAGTTCAAAAAACCATTACAGTTACTAACGGGATTATTACTAGCATCGTATGAGGGATCAGGCGATTTCTATGCTTTACGAATCTGTTAAAGATAGATTGCCTATGGATTTACAGACTTTTAATAAATGCTTAGTTGATTGGAACATTGTGCCTTTGCATCAAAATGAAGAAATCATTGGTGCGATTATGCAAAAAGGAAACGAATTGCATATTGGGTACGGAAAGAAATCGAAAGCATCTATTAGGGGTCATTTGATGATTTTAAAAAAAGTCATTGATGAATACGGTTTTGCAATTACTGCTGTATCAAAAGACAACCCAAAAGGTTTAAATTTCTGCAAAAGACTAGGATTTGTTGAATTAGCGCAAGAAAGCGATAAAATCCTACTTAGATGCTATCGGAGTCGATATGTACCATAAATATTACCTAAGCCGCCGCCAAAC